ATAACGCTGGCAAAGTCGGCAACACGTCCCGACAGGTCTTTAACAATTGAACTGGCGTCTTTTTGTGGTGTAGCTAAATCTTTGGCAAAGTTAGAAAACGAAACAGCCATATTATTAAAGTCTGTTTTAGAAAGCCCGTAAGTTTTAGCGCTGGCCTCAGCTAGCTTGCCAATCTCTTTAGAGCCCTTTTCGCCAAAAGTAACAAAGACTGCGTTAAGGGTTTCGCCGTAGTCCACAGCGTCTTTAGCGGCAACTGTGGCTGCACCACCGATAGCACCAAGGGCTGCAATGGCAGGGGCGGCTGCTTTTTTAATAGCAAATTGTGCTTTAGCTCCTGCGCCTTCAAGGCTGGCAAATTCTTTTTTAGCTTGGTCAATGCCCTTAGAATTAAACTCCGAAATAATGGGAATAAATACGGCCATTACATAACCAAATTTCTATTGACTGAATGCATAACTTCTTCAATAGCGGAAAGAATGTCCTGCGTGGCTTGCCCATAAATGTATTTGCGCTCGCGCCACATACCGCGCTGGGCTTTGCCGTTGCGGGCATCTAAAGCCTGAACAACTTGTGAACCCCCGTTACGCAACCCTGCCATATCAAAGAAAGCGCCGCCAGCGTCTTTCTGAATAAGCGTGACCAAAGGAATGTTGCCATTCTTCATGCGGCCGCCTACCTGAATGGTTACGCCTTTGCGGACTTTTTCAGGGTTGTAGGCAAGGCGTATGCCGCCTTTTTTAGATTGGTTCATTCCCGATAGTGGGACAGTCTGAGGATATTGAGCAGCTACTTGGCTAACCATTTGCCCACCAGCAGACTTGATTTTGCTAACCGCTTTAAATTTTGTCTTAGTGTCGATAGTAGCCAGTTCAGCTAGCGCCTTCTTTAAGCCGTAAATCTCTGTGCTGGTGGTAACGGTCATCTTTGTTTTTTCCTCGACTCGTTGATGATACTAATGCAAGTAGCTAAGTCGGGTATGTCAAATGGTATTTCTGGCGGCCAGAATCCTGTTTCAACTAGCAGTGATGCTAGGGAATGTAGGAAGGTGCCGCCTCGGTGGGGTTTACCGTTTCTGAGTCCACCACCTCTAGCGACACAAGCTGCTTGATGAAATCGTCCAGCATTAGCGGTATTTGACCGATGCCAGAAATCTTGGCTGCCTCGTGGGCCATGAAAGATAAATCTTCCATACCAATTCCGCTAGTTGATATGTCGCTGGCTTTGCGCTTGTATTTGCGCTCCCAGTTAACTATCACCATAAGGTTTGTTTTGACTATCACTGGGCCGTTACCCAGGTCTATTTGCATTGTTAATTGCATTGTCGGCTGCTTTCTGTTTTAGCGATTAGGGCGAAGTAATGTCGCGGACAAATGTTCCGCCTGTGAAGGTGACTTCAATCATGGACAGTTCACCGTATGAACCGTTAATTGGCTGGAACGATGCAAGGAATGCGTTAGTGATTGTGTATTCAGGGTTGCTTGCTGATTCTGTTGCGCCAGCAGGCGAGATGGTAATAACAGAAGTGCCGGTACCAAGTGCAGCTGTAAGTGCTGCTTCAACAGATGACGCACCGTAAGAGGCGTAGCAGGTCAATGTCACTTCCACCTGTTGAAGGCCCTTTACGAACAGGTGCCCAGAATCTCCAAAGCTGGTGCTCTCGAGAGCATCAAAGCCCACTGTGATTGCCGCTGACGAAGTTACCGCTGTGGCATCAAATACAGTGCCTGCAGTAGCAGGAAGAATTGTCACTGTTGGGTTAGTTAGGTATGTGGTGGTGCTGGTGGCCATAATTACTCCTGGTCATGTAGGTGTGTCGGGCCACCGCTGTTGTTTAGATTATTGCAGATTCTACGCGCTTGTGTGTGCATCATAGGTTCTGTGATTGCATTCTGATAGTCAAATCATAGGCGGGGAATTCTTGCCCACCAATAGAAGCCAGTGCTGGGTTGCCAGATACGACTGCCACGTTCTTTCCTAGAAGGCCAGCAGAGATGGCTAGGAGCGGTCGTAGGGTGTCTAAATTGCCTGGGCCTATACCGATAACTCGCACTGGAAAAATCATTGTGACGATGTGGTCGTTCATGGCTGTAAATGATGGGGCATCGATGAAGCAGCAATTGCTGTTGAGGTTGCGTGGGTCAGTAACTACCCGCAAGCCTGTGATGGTTGCCAGTGTCGTAGCCAAGTCATCTATGGCCTCGTTGAAAAGGTCTGTGTAAGCCATTAGGCCACCGCTGGGCGGTCAATGCCGAGCAGCTGCTTAACCATCGGCGTAAACGCGTTAGTGGTGATGGCTTGTCCCATTGAATCGAAACTGGCGAATTGGTCAATGCTTCCGCGCTGACGGAAATATGCACCGGCAAGCATGATGGTTCCGAGCGTTACGTCTCCCGACGGGCTGGTCGCTAGCGCGTCAAAATAGGACGCCTCTTGTCTGCGTCTGTAAGCGACCTGATTACCTGCACTGGTGCATTGTGCTAGGAAGGTGGTTTCATCGGCTGTAGGGCTCGTTAAACCGAGCCACAATTGAACCTGGGCGCTGGTCACCCATGTGCAGGTCTGGGTATAAGTCAGAGTGCCTTGAGGGATAGCAGCTGAGCGTTCCAAATCACCGTCAGCGTCATAAAACATGACCTGATTGGGGATAGGTACGTCAGCGTCTAAATGAATGTCGCCTTGGCTGTCAGTCCCAACATAAAGATATTGGGGCAATGCATAAACAGTGTGTGTGCCGTTTAAGTTGTGGCCAAGACCAGCAAGGGTAATGGATTCACCGATAGCAATATCGGTGTTTTCCAGTGTCTGAACAACTGCGTAGTCGTCCAGACGCTGGTGGAATGTAACACTGTAAGTAGCCATGGCGGCTAACCGCCTTTCGGACTAGGCGATTACGATGCCCTGAATGAAGCTCGATTTCGCAACGAATGTAGCAAAGTAACCGTAGTAGGAGAAGTTGCGTCCAAGGGTACTTGGTACTTCAACTGACATAAGGCCGCGCTGCTGTTCGTAGATTTCGAAGCCTGGCGCGTACACAACAAGCATGGTGCCTGATGCGAAGTTGTTATCAACTACAACCTCAAGACCAAGAACGTTCATGCTGGTGTACTGGAGACCAGACACAAGGCCGATTGAGTTTGTACCGATAAGGCCGTTGGTGTTGTAACCAAATACTGGGCGCTTGTCAGCGTCAAGCTGCTTGCCCAATTTTTCCCATACATCTGGTGACACGCACAAGTGAGTTGGGAAGTAGTTGCTGTCCTCGGCGATTTCGCGTGCTGCGTCATACAGTGCGCTAATCAGTGAGGTTGGGTCGTCTGCAGTCACAGTCCATGTTGAGCCTGATGCTGTTTTACCAGCTACAAGTGCATCGGCTGCGATGTTGTCAGTTGCGATGAGGTATTCACCGGCAAGGTCATTCAAGACAAGCTGCAATGCGGCTGGGTCTGTGAAGTCAATGTCTTGCACTGAGAGCGTTACTTGACCAGCGACAGTGGCTTTAGTGACTGTGTTTGATGCAATCACCATGGTGGTGGCTGATGCTGCTGAGCCTTCGGTCTGTGTTGCTGCGCTTGTGTGCGTAGTAATCGTTGGACGAATGAAAGTTTTGCTTGCAGTGTTTGGCATGGCGCGAGCACCAAAAGCACTAACTACTGGGCGTACAAAGTTGAGGTCTTGGAACAATGGCCCAAGAACTGGCACTGGCAAAAGACCAGGCGTATCGGTTGTGAGAATGTCACCAGCTGCTGCTTGAAGCGATGTTGCCTGCTTCTTTTGTGCCTGCTTAAAAGCGTCATTGACGTTACGGAAGGTGTCTCCACCAATGTGCATTGCTGCAAGATATTCGGCTGCTGAAGGCATAACGAATTCGCGCTTTGGTTGTGCGAAAACTGATGCTGCTTCGATTACTTCTGGGGCTGGTGTTTCTGACACTGGGTTCTCCTGTGGCTCTGTGGGTTCTGGCTCGTCGGGTGCCGTTTCTGTATTATTGCTGATTTCCTCATTAGATGTGGGGATACTCGCTGCAACTTCTGTGATGCTAGCACTAGCGCCAAAGGCACCGTGCGAAACTAGCGATAATTCTGTCCAGGCTGCTTTTTCAATAAGCATGACGCCTGCCTCGTTGTAGCTGAACTCAAGCGGGGAAATTCCGACACTAACTTGGTCATACACATTTTCTAATGCGAGCTGTAGCGATTCCTCGCCGAGAACGGTCTTGGCTACTCGAGCCTGGAAAAGCATTCCTTCTGGGGTGTCCTCACGAGCAATGACTGTGCCAATTACCTTTTCAGCCGAATGGCCTACAAAGAGCTTGGGGTTAGGGCCATCAACTGGCAACGCGCCAGGCGACAGCATAATTTCAGTGCCATCGCTCACTGTTGCTACCACGTTGTATGGCGCTGCAATGCCGGTAATGGTTCTGCTAGGTGTGCCGTCTGATGCGGCAGCGTCAATGGTTACTGATGTTGCGTTAAAGCGAATCATGCTAGGGACTCCTGTGTGTTTTCTTCTGGTAGGTCTGGGCTATCCATTTTGTCGGCAATCTCGTTTTCAATGAGGAAGTCGCGTGTATCAAACATAACAAAAGTTCCTCTTGGCAGTACGTTGTTTTGACTGAGCGTGGCCGCCAAACATTCTGCATAAGCCTGAACTCCAAAGATATACAAATCCGCCCTGGCTTGTTCTGAGCTCTGATATGAATACGCACCAGTGGAAACACCCACCAAATATGGCGGCACGTTAGTGAGGCGGGCGCATTCGAGAGCCTGATAATTGGCTGCGTCTATCAACAGCATTTTGTCTGGTGTTGCTGTGGTTTCGGTGTATGTCAAAAACTCGTTTAGTGCTGCAGTTTGGTTAGTTGCTCGAGCTGCATTAAACGCTGATGCCAGGTCTGCAAGCTCAGAAGCAGATAGGGGCTCGCCTCCCGTCTGGCGAAGGACGCCAGCGGGGATGGACGATTCCGCATTCCGGTACCTCGCGGCTTCCAGCTTCAATGCTGTTGCTACGGTCTGCTCTGACATATAAACAATGCCCTGAATAGGGCTAAGGAATTGCACCAAATCTTTGGGGTCAATCATATTGCCTTGGAAATAAACCTCTTGTGAAGGTGCAAACCACACTGGGCCTGACTGGTCTTGAGTAGTTACAGAGCCTGCAGGTAGGCGCGTAAATGATGCTGGGAAACCATCTTGTGTACGGCTCGTGATGTACCAGAATGCGCGTCCATAGAAGAACAAGTCGTCAAATGTCCATGCCATAAGGAAGTTATATGTCACTGATGGGTCAGGCTGGCGAAGCCAAGAACGTGGTGCCAGGTATTCCTTTTCCATTTCTTTTTCAGTTTCGTTCCAACGTTCCGTGTACATCTTTAACGGCATAGACCCAATGACAGAAGCCATAAGGTCACGGGCGCGGCTGATGGTGGCAACGCTCATAGCGCGGTTTCGTGCTGGGCCTTCAACGTATGTGTAGTACTGGCCAATGAGATTTACACCGGCGGAGTTTGGTGAGTAACCACCTGCAGCTGCTGCTTTTGCCGTTGGCGGTGCAGGGCTAACTGCTGCTTTTGTTACTCGATTGAATAGTGCCATGTTGGGATTATCTCACATTTCAGGTTGGCAGGTGGTCATGCCTTGCCAGATTCCCGACAGAACTAGCAAGACACAACCGCCGATAGTTTACCGATTGACAACTACCAGCATGGGCTTTCCAGCTTGCTTTGGTCGTGACGCCAGAGCGGCAGCCCAAATGGTGCAGCGCGCTAACTCGATAGGCCCAGGAGAACGCTTACTACTGAGCGCTAATGCGTTCTGCTGGTAAATGGCTACGGCTCTGTTCATGTGTTCAGCAAGGTTTGACTGCCCCATATGCACCAGGCGCGAGTCGTTTATCATGCCTTTAACAAGGCTGGTGTACTTCATTAGCTCGCCATATCCGACAACTTTTTTACGACGCTCAAGAGATAGAGGGACATGGTTTTCTAATGTCGGGGTAACAGCAACCATGGTGGAAGGGTGCCGGCAAGCGTTCACCAGGGCTTCCTGCATCTCGGCCAAAGACCCAACTACAAACTCAACATTGACATGAGCAACCCCAACGTCATCTACAGCTGCACGAACAGCAACATAGCGCGACCCATCTAGCGAAGAATCAACAGCAATCCAGCCACCTTCTGGGCCTTCCATATCTGACAGGCAAGCGTCCCACTGACCAGGCTGCAACCAGCAAGCATCAGCGTTCACAAACTGATTTAGAGACCCGCGCAAAAACGATGACCTGTCTGGGTGGTCAGCGTCCAAAAGCAGTGATTCAAGTTCCAGCGTCTGGCCTAGCGCGGGGTTAGCCCAGCCCCACCAGCGGGTTTCCATAACATCTACCCCAGGTGGTGGCGACCATTCCGCAAAATAGAAACTGCCCTGGCGTTTTTCGTCTATGAGCTGTAGACCTTGTTCGCGGTACCGAAGCATGGCAATAGAAGCCTCAGTGCCGGCAGTGGAAGTCATCATCATAATTGGCGACCCGCCAGCAGTACGCATATTTCTAGCCTTCATAGTTGGCCTTAAAGAATGAGCTAGTACTTGGTCATCCACAGCGTAGATTTCGTCCACCCAAATAAGGTCAGCCGATAAACCCATACCCGCTGATGGTGTTGCAGCCTTAACAAGCCAGCGTGACCCGTCAGGCATCTCGCAAGTGTT